CCCCCCTCACAAATTTTATTCATGTTTTACGGTTAAACGATCCGCCGTAGTGGTTTATAGTATGTTCCCTATATTGATAATAGAGATTGAGGATCACGAAGAACAAGGTTATATGAAAACTATTTTCATAAGCATTGTTTTGTTATTTTCTTTGATGGTGTTTGCCAATCCTACAGGTGTAACTACGGTTCAGGCTGCTAGGGTTACAAATATCAAATCAAAAGTAACTCCAAAATGGACTTACAAGACTATAGCTATGGAAGCAACAAAACAACACGAATGTCTCGCTAGAAATATCTATTTTGAGGCAAGAAACGAACCACTTGCAGGTCAACTTGCAGTGGCAATGGTAACTCTGAATCGGGTTAAAGATAAGGGGTTCCCTAACAAAATCTGCGATGTCGTATATCAAGGATTACATTGGGCGAGTGGTCATCCCAAACGTGACAGATGCCAATTTAGCTGGTACTGTGATGGAAAACTTGACGATATTGCGAACAAACGAGCATATATGAAATCAGAAATGGTCGCAGAGCTTGCAATAGAATCTTACAACGCACTAATAACGAAAGGACTTGACATTACTGAAGGTGCAAGGTATTATCATACATACGAAGTAAACCCAAAATGGTCAAAAGTATATCCAAAAGTAGGAAGAATTGGTGACCATATTTTTTATAGGTAATATATATGTTTGGAGATAATTTATTTGGAAAGACTCATAAAGAAGTAACAAATATTATGGAAAAAAGAAAAGCTACAATTAAGGAATGTTTGAGTAGTTGGTCAGATGATGAAATTTATAATTGTTTTCGTGAGGTGACTGACAATATACACTCTATGGAAAATAGAGAAGCTTTCACTCAAGTGGGGTGGAAGCAGCTCCAACGAATGGAGCATGAATTGGTGAAAATATTTGCAACTAAAAAGACCGATGCCGACTTACCTGTATAAATGCAACAAATGTGGCAATGAATTTGAAGAAGTTCATAAAATAGTTGATAGAGAGATTCCGTTAAAATCTCCTTGTGATATGACTAACTTTTGCGATGGAGAACTTAAAATAGTTCCTCAGATGCCATCTATGGTTTCCATGAGAGATACATGGAGAGGCCAAACAGATGATGGCTGGAAAGATACTCTTAGGGAAATTAAGAAAAACAATCCAGGCAGTACGTTAGATGTTTGAAACTCTAAAACAGGGATGGGAAGATATTTGGTTACCTAGAATACAGGAAGGTAAGACAAAAGTAGAGCTTGAGCGTGATAGAAGATATGAAGCTCGATGGGTGTGGTATCATACCCTTCTAGCCATTGAATTGGCATTAACTAACATTTTATTACTTTGGATAGCAATTAAACTATGAGTAAAAAACAGATGATCAAAGCTGATGATATGGTTGATATTAAGGGTATCACCAAGAATCAAGAATTAGTACTCAAAGAGTATAAAAAAGGTAAATGTCTATTCCTGTACGGATTGGCTGGAACAGGAAAGACATTTATTACATTTCATAGTGCATTAAAAGAATGTCTAGACCCCAAGTCTGCATACAACTGTGTGTATGTGGTTAGATCATTAATCTCTACCAGAGAGATTGGATTTTTGCCAGGAGATGAGGAAGACAAATCTGCATTGTACCAAGTACCGTATGACAATATGGTGAGGTTCATGTTCAAGATGCCTACAGAGGATCTATTTAATGTCTTATATGACAGATTGAAACAACAAGGAAGTTTGATGTTTTTGTCCACATCATTTTTGAGGGGGATAACATTAGACAATGCAATCATACTTGTAGATGAGAGTCAGAATTTAAATTTTCATGAGCTCGATACGATTATGACAAGAGTAGGTCAAGACTCTAAAATTATGTTTTGTGGTGACTTTGACCAAACAGATTTGACCAAGGACCGAGAGAAAGAGGGACTTGGTGATTTCATGAGAATAATTAATGGAATGAAAGAGTTTTATTCCTGTGAATTTGATATAGGTGATATAGTCCGTAGTGGACTTGTCAGGTCATATATCGTTCAAAAATATAATACATCATTGGGAGATACTGAATGAGTTGGATTGATAATTTAAAAAAATGGTTCTGGGGTGAATTGAAACCTGAATTACAAGAACCACAATTTGAGAAACCAAAACCCCAAACCCCACCCGAAACAACGGATGAGGTTTTGGATGAGGAAGTTAAAAAGAAGCCTGTTAGAAAAAGGACAGCTGCAAAGAAACCTGTAGAGAAGAAAAAACCAGCAGCAAGGAAACCTAGAAAACCTAGAACGCCTAAGGGAGGAAAGAAATGAAACTATCCAAAAATTTCAGTTTACGAGAGTTAACTAAATCTTCAACAGCTGAAAGGGCTGGGATAGACAATTCCCCAAAGGATCTTGAGCATTTGGTGAACATGACCCATTTGGCGATTGGAATCCTTCAACCTGTTCGGGATGAGTTTGGAATAATTACAGTTAATTCGGGCTATCGGAGTCCAGATTTGAATAAGGCAGTGGGTGGTTCCGAAAGGAGTCAGCATTGTCATGGCCAAGCAGCTGATTTTGAAAGTTTCAAAGTATCCAATCCAGACCTCGCAGAATGGATTAGAGACAATTTGGAATTTGACCAGCTGATCTTGGAATTTTATAATGGAAAAGACCCTAACAGCGGGTGGGTGCATTGTAGTTATAGTCTTGAGGATAACCGCAAGAAGTGTATGACTGCAATGAAACCGCCAGGTGGTAAGGTTGAATACAAAGAAGGAATAATAAGGTGATACTAAAACAATATGAACATATAGAAATACCAAAAATACCAGAATTAAGTAGACAAAATATAGCAGGAGAAAGATATTACGTTAATGGTGATGGAGTGGGATATCCATCCATGACCACTGTATTATCAATAAGAGGAAAAGAGGGTATATACGAGTGGAGAAAACGTGTAGGTAATGAGGAAGCAAATCGAATTACCAAACGGTCAACCACTAGAGGTACTCTATTCCACAGCTTATTGGAACAATACTTCTTGAACCAGATAACCGATGTAGATGACTTTAAGGCATCATCCATGGCTAGAAATCCTGGCGTATGGTTTTTGTTTATGGAAGCAATACAGGAGTTAGAAAAAAAGATAGGTAAGATCTATTGCATTGAGGATTATCTATACTCAGATGAGTATGGTATCGCTGGTGCAGTGGATATGGTTGCCGAATGGGATGGAAAGATATCTGTAGTGGATTTCAAAACATCCAATAGAGAGTTAAGAGAAGAGTGGGTTGAAAACTACTTTATACAGGGTACAGGATACGCAAAGATGTTCACTGAGCGTACTGGAATCCCTTGTGACCAATTAATTATATTTGCAGTTCCCGACAATGGAATACCTCAAACATTCATTAAAAATGTGGATGATTATACCGAATTACTTAGAGAAGCTATTCGGGATTACGACAACCATAAATCAAAAAGAGCTGCATGAGCACTATAACCAAATATTTCATTATTGGTGTATCACTTGTATTGTTTGGATGTACATCAATAGTTGAATCCCAGAAACCAATACCATCAGATAATGCAACACTTGAAGTAAAAAGTTCTATAATAGAACCGTGGCCAGATAATATGTTAGAATTTCATAAAGCAATGTATTTTGCAACTATGGCGATGCGACCAGATTTGAGACAAAAATATCAACCCATCAATCTATACAATATATGTTCATGTATAGTTGATATTTTACAAACAATGTATACTTATGAAGAGTACCGAAAGAAATTTACAGGAGCAAATTCGTTGGCTCCAGCTGCACAACAAGAGGTGTATGGTATTTCTTATAAATGTTCTGAGGAAGAAGTTCGTCTTATGCAACAACAAATGTTGAATCCAGATGCTAAAGACACTATTTAAAATATGGTTATGTTTTGCATTATTTGTATGGAGTTGGAACCATGTTAAAGCTCATCCAGACGGTGCAACTCCATATTGGTATCCATCTTCATATATCTACGGATTTGTTAGTGGATGTTGGAATACTGTAGAACAAAATGAATTCTTATCCAAGGATATGTGGCCTGATGATATTAAATCAATATGTGGATGTGTGATAGATTCATTACGACATTCCATTCCATATCATGAGGTTGAAAATAGAGATTCAGAATCAAATAGAAAATTTGATGATATTACTAGAGGAGTTTTACCAATATGTATTTCAGAACAAGAAGTATCAATAAGACTCAGAGATAACGAACATTAGACTTGACTTTTGAGAAATAGTATTGTATACTATATAAATATAATTAAGTTAATGATCCAATTTATATAACTTTTAAGACGCCGGTGCGATTCCGGCCACCTCCACCAAGAAGATTCTATGAAGAGGAAACGAGTCGGTAAACGTGGACGAGCTGGATGGCGGAAACGTAGTCCACGATGTACATTGTGTACGGCGATTCGTTGGATGGGTAATATAAAAGGTAGACATCCTTTGAGGTTACTCAAACAACTTGAAAAAGAACGAGTAGAGTCTTATTGATGGGGGTGTAATAGAGTTCGATTGAGAGCGAAGGAATTGGGGAGACTTAAAACCATAATCGCAAATAACGCTGATTATACATCCGCTTCTTACGCACTAGCTGCCTAAGAGCCGAGTTAGAGGATTGTCCTCTTGGGGGGTCACTTGGGAACAGAAGAATTCCCCCATTACACACAAACACACACACATAAGGAGAAATTATGTCTAGTAATCCATTTGAACTACGATTTAATCTTTTGACGATGGCCCAAGGTTATCTTCAAGAGCAACAAAATCGAAATCAAGAATTTGTTTTCAATGCATGGGAACTTGCAAAGGAACAAGGTGAAGCTAACATGAAGCTGTGGAAGGAACTTCAACCTGAATCGTACACTGTTGACGATATCAAGAAGAAGGCTTCTGAGCTTTATGAATTTGTAGAACAGAAGTAATTTTGTTCTTTGGGTGGTCACACTACTGTGGCCACCCCCTCCCAACCTTTAATCTAATTGTTATGGAATTATCATTTTTGACGCCCACCAAATTCTCCACCATGATAGAAGAAATGGTGATAGAGAAACACGTTACTTACATGGATGCTTGTTTAGAATATTGTAAAGACAATAATGTTGAACCAGAATCCGTAGGTAAATTAGTTAACAAGGCACTCAAGCAAAAAATCCAGATGGAAGCTGAGAGTCTTAATTTCCTTCAAAAATCAAGCACGTTACCTTTATGACCGATGCCTATGATGCATATAAGATGTATCTAGGACTGAGACTTCATTTTAATGATAAATCTTATGATTATATTAAGTATAATGGTGCAGTCAATTGTTCTAAAGATTCTTTTATGCAAAGAAGCGATAGATACTTTTTTCATAAAATGGGAAAGAAGTATAATGGGGAGCTTGAACCTTTTCTTGTTTCTAATTTTGCTTCGGGTAGTAATGTTAATCCAAAATGGTTAACAACAAATGAAGCTGAAACTAATTATAGTAACTGGAAGAAAAATCAACAATCCATTACAAGAAAATTTGATCAAGACCTGAAGAAATGTCTTGACATTTACGATAGTTTTGGTATAATGTTCATAACAGAATCAAAAAATTCACATCCACCGATAGTGAAGTTGATTCAACAAAAGAAATTGAGTATTGAGTCTGCGATCATATTAGATCACTTTCTTAATTGGATAGATTATGTTAACCGTGAAGTGGGTTCAGAGGATGAATGGGTATGGCCATCCATTAGTAAGATGCTTCGCAAATGTAAACCCTTCATTAAGTTCAACGAGACAAAATGCAAGGAAATCCTAAAAAACAGGGTGGACGGCGTGCTCCAGAGGACTATATCAGAGAAGTAAACCATCTCAAAAGTAGAATTGGAACACTTCAGAGAGATGTCCGAAGGTTAGAGTACGACAACGCTTTGTTGCAACGAAAGTTGCAGACACTCACCTCTGTCAAAAGAGGTAGGTAGTGGCTATATCAGAAGTCACACTGATAGATCACATGGGATCGGATTTGACAATCATCAATGCGGCCCGTGTATCTTTCGGTAAAATGAAAAAACAGTTTGGTGACGGTGATGAGAAACTAATTCAGTATCTCGCAGACCATAATCACTGGTCACCTTTTGCTCACTGTTCTCTACAGTTCCATATCAAGGCTCCTATATTTGTTGCAAGACAATTAGTCAAACATCAAATCGGACTTTGCTGGAACGAGATCAGTAGGCGATATGTGGATAATGAACCAGAGTTTTATACAGTCGATGTATGGAGAAAACGTGCAGAGAATAAGAAACAAGGTTCAGATCCAAATGATACTATTGAGTGGGTAAATCGTGGTGAACGTGTTGGTACAGTTCAACTCAATGTGGAATATCATGCATTACAAGGTTATAATGAAATGATTAAAGCAGGAGTTGCACCAGAACAAGCCAGGATGATACTCCCCCAAAGTATGATGACAGAGTGGTACTGGTCTGGTACACTCTATGCATTTGCTAGAGTATGTAATTTAAGATGTTCCTCTGATGCTCAGATTGAGACAAAAGAGGTTGCAGATAAGATTGCATGGAAAGCAGCTCGAGATTTTCCCATCAGTTGGGAAGCTCTCACTAGTTAATAAGACTAATAAATAGTCTTAATACGTTAATACGCTAATACTAACAACTAATATAGGAGAATACTATGTCTTTCAGCGCATTAAAAAAACAGTCCAACCTTAACACTCTGCTGGACGAATACCAGAAGCAGAGTACCCCCGAAACCAAATCATTTGACGATGATCGGTTCTGGAAACCAGAACTGGATAAGTCTGGTAATGGCTATGCCGTTATCCGATTTCTCCCTGCAACAGAAGGTGAAGAGATTCCTTGGGTAAGGATGTTCTCTCACTCCTTCCAAGGG